ACAGCATGCATGCCTGTTGAAGTTACTCCTGCAGTTATATCTACAGATGCTGCTCCATTTCCAGTTATGCTTGTCACCGTATTATAAAATTTAGTAGAAGTTACAGTTGCTCCTCCAGCTCCACCTACTAAATCTTCAGTTTGAGAAGCTCCCATTCCATCTGTACCCACTATTGTATAAGTAACATCAGAATTATCGTCTCCTGAACCAGAAGTTAAAGTAACCTTTTGAACAGTGCATGAACCATCATCAGCTTGTGCAAAAGTTGCAGCCGCTGCTGTTAATGTTAATGCTGCTCCGTCTGCTGGATCTTGTTCAGCAGCTAAAGCTGTAGTTGAAGTAGCTGTTCCTCCAGTTGCAAACCTTGCTTTTACGTCTGTTGCCATTTTTTGTTTCTCCTAAAAGTTCGTGTGGGCCGAAGCCCACACTATTACTTATTAAAGTTCAGTATTAGCTGTACGCTCTTTACCTGCTGAAATGTAATCCATAGTCATTACTTTTGCAGCAGCTGCACCGTTTTGAATTCCAAATGAAACAGCCAGATCTTCATCATCTGGAGCATTTGTATTCACACCGGAACCAACTTTTACATTATCTTTGTAGACGTGAAACTTTCTGTCTCTTGGATCATAATAAAATCCTAAAGTCATGAAAGTATCATCAGCTGCAGTTCCGCAAGAAATAGTTGTTTCTGTGCTATTTTTTTCTATGACTAATTCCATAGAAGTAGAACCATCAGCTTTTCTGAAAAAGATACCATCAGTTGTACCATCAATAAACGCTGTGTCAGTAATGATTAAACCAACCGCAAAGTCAGATTCAGTTGCGTCATTTACTTTAAATCTAGTTTTAAAATATAGACCTTTTGAAGCTTCGTATTTGAAAGATTCAATTACTCCGCCTGAACCGCCAGCCCATTGAAACTCATCAGAATCATTGTCTGCCGCATCGTTTGTTACAACTAATAAACCGCCGTCACCATCTCCCAAAGCTTCAGTTGCGTCTCCGCCACCAGCTTCAGTTGTAGTAATCACCCAGTCACTAGCTGTGTATTTGTCGAAGTCCTCGTGATAAACGTGGTATTTAATTGGATCTGGTTGTTTTAGTTTTTCACCAGTTCCTCCTGTCACTACGTTTGTGACTCCTGAAGTAAAGTGTGTTGTCATAATATCAGCGCCTCCTTAACGCCAGTTATTTTTTACGATAACCAATTTATTTAAATGATTTATATACTA